TTCTGTCAGGATGCCCGGCTTCTTGAATACATTGGCGTGCATTAGTATTTTGCCGATGTCGTGGATCTCCGCCCCATATCTTAGATGCCTCAGTTTGATTTCGTCCATTCTGTCTCCCCCGTTCAACTCACGCCCGATCATGACGGCAATCTGTGACACGCGCCCGCCATGCCCATTACTGCCGTTGATTCGCATCATGCGCTTCAGGTTTTCGATGTTGACTGCCAGCTCATCTTCATCCATTGGTAGATTATACCAAACAACCACCCCCGCCAATCTTGCGACGGGCGACGGCTTCAGGAGAAGAGAACTCACTGCAATAAAAAGCCGTATAGAGATAGGGGAGGACGCACAACAGGAAAAATGGGCGGAGCAAAATATACTATGGGCAGGACAGAAAAAACGTAATGACGAGGCAGACACCAAGAACAACGAAGCCGCGGAAAGCGGAAAGGCAAAGTCAAGTCAGAACCGGGTCTGGCTGATGGGTCTAACCAGTGGGCTGATTCTTCTGGCTATCAAGGCGTGGTTGTTCCCCTAATGCAACAGATCGAAAACTGATGGATGTGGATACGAAGCCATTACGACCTGTCAGGCTGAAAAAGTAGTAAAATAACGCCATGCACTACGAAACAAGAATACAGCCGATAAATAATCTTATAGTCTTTCTGTTACAACTTATCCTCCCGCGCCGCTTGTGGTATCGGAAAATCTATCTCCGCTCTGCCCATTGGCGTACTTTTCGGGAGAAACTCGGAACGGTGCGCGGCTGGAAGTGTTCGGTGAAAGGTTGCCCTGTCCGTGGTCATAGTCTGGATTTCCATCATGTTGTATATCACTTATGGAAAGAGAAGCCGCAGGATGTACAGATACTTTGCAGGTATCACCACACTGGAGAGCATTAGATGAAAACAGAAACATTCTCAAAGATTGAAATTGAATCAGCAAATGGCACTAACGTTGACATTACGAAATACGTTCGTCAATGTGAGTTGACGACAGAATACGCGGTTATTCGTTTAGTCCCTGAATCCCGCTGGAGACGCTTTTGGCGGTGGGTGCGGAGAGTGTTTGTAAGATGAGCAAGGCGAAGTCGCTGGATGTTATCCGATTTTCAGCAGGAATCCACAGTATAAAGACAACTGTTGACGGCGGCGCAAATGTGACATTTGCTTTATCGGGCAATGAAGTAACAGCCCTTACACAATTATTGCAAGTCAGACAACAGACGGGCGTAGTCTTAGAGGTTGCCGCTGTACCAGTAAAGACAGAGATAAAAGCTAATGCCAAAGAAAAAAGCGATACTAACAATTCAGGAACAAAGCGCAGACAGCGACACCCCTATCGAGTACAGTCTGACGGCTGAGGAGTGGAGTCTTATCAACGCGTACTTTGAAACAGGCATGAATCAGACGCAAGCCTATCTCAAGGTTTACCCCGATACACCCTATGATTCGGCGCGTGCTTTGGCGTCCAAGTATTTTGCAAAGGTTAACATTCAGGCAGGTAAACGGCACTTGCTAAAAGAGAAAGCAATGCCTGCAGAGGAAGTCTTGGCAAGGCTTGGGGATATGGCAAGGGCGACACATAAGCCATTTATCCGAATAGATGATGATGGATTTATTTACTTTGACTTTTCAGACCCCGAAGCCCTGCAAAATCTACACCTTATCAAGAAGATAAAAACGAAAAGGGAACGCAGGATTGAAGGCAAGGGAGAGGACGCTGAAACATGGGAGGGTGAATGGGTAGAGGTTGAGTTGCATGATGCACAAGCCGCACTCCGAGACATCGGACGTTATCATAAGTTATTTACAGACAAAATCGAAGGCGGCGGTGAGGGGGGAGCGATAGTTATTGAGGTAAAACTGAAAGGCAAGGATGAATAATACGACCACTAAAAATGCCGTACAGGTCATTATTGACCCTGCCGTTTTCAACGATGCATACTTGCCGTTTTTGCAAGATGAAACACAGACACAAATATATTATGGCGGTTCATCGTCTGGTAAGTCCTATTATCTAGCAGAGCGAGCCGTTTTTGATTTGCTGGGAGGCAAGCGGAACTATTTGATTTGCCGCAAGGTGGGAAAGTATGTTATGAAATCTGTATGGATTGAAGTCGAGAATGTTATCAACGCTTGGGGGATTCGTGACCTCTTTGACATAAACAAATCAGACCGTACAATCACTTGTGAGAATAACAAACAGGCAATATTTACAGGACTGGACGAACCACAAAAGCTAAAATCCATCCGGGCTAAAGATGGAGCCATCACAGATATTTGGGTTGAAGAGGCGACAGAGGTAGAGTCGTCAGACATCAAGGAACTTGAAAAGAGACAGCGCGGCGGTAGTTCAGATGTGCAAAAACGGATTACCCTGTCATTCAATCCCATCTTGCAAGATCACCACATTTACACAACTTACTTTTCAACTATGGGATGGACGGACAAACAAACTGTACACCATGATGACAAACTGCTTATCCTAAAAACCACATATAGAGATAACCGCTTCCTCACCCAACAGGATATAGATCGTCTGGAAAACGAAACAGACAAGTATTACCGAGATGTGTATACGTTGGGGAATTGGGGTGTGTTGGGTAATGTTATCTTCACAAATTGGAGCGTTGAGGATTTATCGTCGCAACGTGGAACATTCGACAATCACCATAACGGGCTGGATTTTGGCTTTTCAGCAGACCCCGCCGCCATGCCTGTCACCCATTACAACCGCTCACATAAGACCATATATATCTATGACGAGCTATATGAGTACGGTCTAACAAATGATATACTAGCGGATGAAGTTATAAAACTGATAGGCAAACAGACTGTTTTTTGTGATAGTGCGGAGCCGAAAAGCATTGCTGAATTGAAACAATATGGAGTAGACGCCCGTCCAGTCAAAAAGGGCAAGGACAGTGTATTGTATGGGATTCAGTGGCTACAACAGCAGAATATTATTATTGATAAAAAATGTGTCAATACTATAGGTGAATTTAGGCAGTACAAATGGAAAGAAGATAAGAACGGAAAACAAATGAAGCAACCCGTAGACGTGAATAACCACATCATTGACGGGTTGCGATATGCCTACGAATTGAATATGATTGAGCGACCACAAGCGCGCTCTTGGAGTGGATAATGGCAACTAATAGCAGTGACTTTATAAAGGCATTCGGGACAATCCAAAAGAAACGCCCCGTTTATGACATCCTGTACCGCTACGTGAATGGTCCCCAACCGTTGCGCTATTCAACTGAAAGGCTGGAGGAAATATTCAGCAAGATACACACCCGTTTTGAAGTCAATTGGTGCAACGTCATTGTACAAACGTCACTGGATAGGCTTGTGCTAAACGGCTTCGATATTAGCGAAAAGAAAGCGACCAACGTCGGCAAGATTGTCAGCGGGATTAAGAAGTTGTTGGGCATAGATTTACAGACCGCCGATAAAGCAAACGCTACGCTTGACACCTCTTTTTTATATTCACAGCCGAACCAATGTATTGATTGTTGTTTTCCGTATTGCGTATTTCGTAAATCCCGCTTATATTACTCATATCAACACCTCCAGTGTTGGTCAATCGCCCGAACGCTAACACGTTGCGGGCGTCTTTATTTGATTTCTGTCATTGTATCATAAATCGGCGGCGGTGTGGCTGTGTCTGTCATGCTAATGGTTACGTTATGGTAGGCTGGTAAATCGTACCGCTTACGAATGGCGGCGACTATTGCCAGCAGGGAACGGACGATGATTTCGGCAAGTTGTTTGTCATTCATTGCTTATTCACCATTCCAAATAAACTTTTTTGATATTCCAGAGTCAACAAGATGGCGTCTTTTTTTGAAAAACCACTTTCAATCAAAGAATCGTAATATGCCTTTACAATGCTTGCCAATTGAGAAACACCATCAATAAGTTTTTCAAATTCTGTTTTTTCGTCCATCTTTATTCCTTCCATAAAAACCAGTATAACAAGAACATCACCACAAAAGACACCGCCGCCAGCAGTTCAACAGGGACAGACGGAAACAAAAACACTAAGGCGACCCATAGCCCGTACATCCAAGAGGCGGCGATAACGGAATGCCTAAAAAGCCATGTGTTCATTTTATCCCTAATTCTGCGAGCGTAGCCACTCGCGGGCTTTTGCCCCAAGTTGCATCGTCTGTAACACGGCTCAAATCCTTTAGCTTGAATAATCCTTCCTTCCAAGCCTCGTATTTTGTGTTACCCATAATCTCACGCTGTTGTGCGGGGTCAAGTGCGGTAAACCAATCTTTTCCAAGTTGCCATGTGGCGGGCTTCATGCCTTCAATATCGGGGATTGCCGTACATTTGCCGCGCGGATGGTCGTACAACTCACTCGCTAAATCAAAGTGTTCCCCGTCTAAAAACAAACATGATGGACAGGCAGTTGCCTTCTTAACAAGTCTACGAAATCCAACCACCACCCCACTATCCCGATACTGTTGCACCGATCCTGTCCGATACGCCCGCGCAAGTTCTGTGCGTGCAATCAGTAGAGCACGGTCTAACCCCATCCCCATCCCATCTGCCATATCCTTCGCAATCTGCCCCGAACCCAACCCGCGCCCGAGTCCATTGATTAGCGCGTCCAGCAGACCGTCAACCGCGTCCGGGTAATCTTCTTTGAGTAACGAATACAACGGCGAGCCGTCACCGGCGAAGCCCATCATAGCCTGTACTGCCTCCACGTTGATTCTGTTGAATGAAGCTGAAAGGGGAGAGGGATACATGCTGATGATTGCGTTCTGTGCGGCGTCTATTCCAAGCGTGGCGTATTGTTCTTGTGATGTGGTAATCAAGTCAACCGCAAAGTTTTTGTTATATTTCCTGATTTCTTCGGTTAGTTCTGCCTTGATAATCTGATACCGTTGCGCCTTGAATATCATTTGCTGGGTAATCGCTTCGCCTTGCGCCTGCCTGCGAACCATTTCCTCCGCTAATGCGGCAATCTCCGCCTCTAAGCCGTGTTCAATCTGTATCCAGCGGGTCGCCATTGTGTTCATCGTGGTGATGTCCATATCGTCCAACTTGGCGCGGTATTCCTGCATGACTTGAATCACTAGCGGGTCGTCAGGGCGAGGCTTAGGCAGTGTCACGTTTCATCCTTGCATTAAATCCGTCAATATCGTTTTGGGTAACAACCTTACGCGTCGTTCGGTGTGTGTTTCTGGCAATGTTGTCCCTACCGATACTGTAATAGGTGTACTCGATAACCTGCCCGATATGCGTAGGCACAACGTTGTATTCGGCAAGTTCTAAAAATTCACAGACGGCGGGAACGGCTAGAAATCTATCACTATTTTCAACCCGGACGGTTTTGGTTTCCATTGTTCATACTTTCTCCCGTTGCCGGGACTGTGTTACTTCGTGCGTCTTGATTACGCACATTGTCAAGTGTCGCCTGCGCCAGTGTTCGGCTACTGGCGCGCTCCGCTTTCTTATCATCGCGTAAATCGGTCAGTTCGTGTTCTGTCCAGCCGTCACGTTTTAGGACGGTTTCCAGCGGCAAGCCTGTATTGATTAGGATTTGATTCGTTTGCGCTTCGGTCAACGGTTGGACAGTTTGCACCCGTTCCCACACAGGAGTAATTGCGGAGGCGTCTATGGTAAGTCCTTCAAGCTGTAACATGAATTGACAAACATCCTGCCAGACCGGATTA